GGGCATTAAATTTGATATCAATTCTAGGTATTAATCTTGAATCCAACTTGACTTGACCGCCATTATCAATCAAGCCGGCTAAAAATTGGTCTGCATCCTTTAACAAAATATGATGTCGTTTTACATCGTAAAACAAACCCCTGCCCACAGATTTACTAAATTGGCCCACAGATATTATGTCGAATAAAAACCCATGAGATTTGATTAAAGATGAAATTTCAGCAGCACTCGCACTTACACCATAACTCCTTAGAGTCTGTGCGTTCAATGCGCCTCTTTCTATTAGAATGCCCATACATTTAGTCAAGATATTCTGCTCTCTTTGAGATAAACGACTTGACTTATCTATGGTTGAACGCCACGTCTTCTCAGCATCCTCTTTTCCGGCATCATCTGAAGAAGTCCATGATTTCACAAAACGTCTAAACGGCAAATCTAATCTATCGGAATAAAGATTTAGCGAATCATAATCTAAATCGGTCAAAGGCAACTCATCAACTAAATTAGGAGATACACCTACAAAACTATCTAAAATGGCTTTTTTTTCCATTTTTAATAATGGTTGAATAGCATCTAATGTTTTGAGGTCATTTGCTTTAATCAACAAATCAGCCATTTGTCTGCCCGTCATACCATAATTTTCGGAAAACCACGTTCTAGTAATAGGAATTGGATCTAACTCCGCGCCCGGTTGTTCAGGCGTGTCTGATTGGGGATTATCCATTCCCTCTATCTGAGCCTCACGGCGATGCTCGTTAGGATTTGCCATTTCTTCATTTGGCTTTTCCGTCATATTTCTTCTCCGTTCTTCTATTTCACGCAATTTCGCTTCGGCTGCATTTTGTTCTGCGTTTAGTGATTCTTCCTCAATCGCATCAACTCCAATCTTCAATAAAGCATCTGCTAACGTATCGACGGTAGGCATTAGGTGTATATATTCAACGTCAGACATCCGTTACACCTAGCCTACTTTGCCATACATTACTATCAAGGATAACTATGTTTTCTCGGTATTCCTTAGTGGCTTGAACAGATAACGCTAATGCAATCACCATATCATCATGCCCACCTAGACTTTCCATTCTGCCGTTATCAAGCATAGTAAATAAGGATAATTCGTTTAGTAAGGTATTCATGTGCCTACGAGTCGAACCTTCTTCCTTGTATGGAATGGATAAATGGTTTTGCTCAAAATGAAGTTGTAAAGTGTGAATCAAAGCCTCCTTCTTCATTCTATTCATATTGAATGGTTTTATCGGCAAATCGCTTATTTCTTGCAACACTTGATTAAAAGCCATAGCGAAGTTATTTGTTTCTAACTCAATAATAACAGGATTAAACCTAGCATTCAATTCAATAATTTTATCTATTTGCGAATTGAAATCCATGCCTTTTTCGTGATGAACATGGACAACGTGCTTCTTTCTATTTTCATCCATTGCAATAACCATCATACAAGTATAGTCTGCGCTTCTATCGGGACTGATAGCCGGATCCCAACCTATGTAGTAATTATACTCTCCATCAGGGTCAGGATAGTAAGACAAAGCCATAGTATCGTCTTTTGCGTTTTCCAACATTTCTTCAGGGAATAAACTCGCTTCACTAGCAATTGGCTTACACAGATATTCTCTCGTAAATGCAATTGAAGTCATTTCACTTCTCCTTTGATTAAGGGCTTCTAACGACCACCTCTCCGGCCAAAGTGGTTCTCCGGTCGGCTCATCGATTGCCGGATATTCTTTTACTGCATACCCGTCTAATTTTCTTAATTCGGAATACAAATCAGTATAGGAAAACGGAGTTCCTACAATACACAACTGCGCCGTGTGGTGAAGAACAGGCAAAAGAGCCGTATAGAACCACGTTGAGATAGATTTCAATTGTGTTTGCGCTTCACTAGAAAGAATATCATCAAGCACTACAATATCAGGGTGCGCCCCACGAACCGCTTTACCAACGGACATAGCACGAATAGATGATTTGTTAGACATACGGAATAATTGCTTTGCCCAACCTCTTTTCGGCTTTAGGTGCTTCAAAGCCGGTGTAGTCATTATCAATTCATCCATTTTGCCCATATGGTCGATAGACTGATGCTGACTGTGACTGAAAAACAAAACTTCTGTGCCGGGATTGTAAGCCATTTTCCATAACAAATAACATCTAAAGAATACAGATTTTCCGTGATCGCGACTAGCAATCACGCAAATTTTCTTATTCTTTTCTGAGGTTTCATACCATTCTTTGTGAAAATCGGCTAATTGAAAACCGCAAATATCTTCAAAGAAAAAACGGAAATCTCGCCTACCCATTTCAAAATCAACTTTGCTAGTTAATTCTAGCATAGCGTCGCTCAATCAGCCCACCCCTTCGGCAGTAGGCTTGTATCGACCTCCATTTGAGAGGATTTAGTGAGTGCAGAAGCCGGCAACAAAGATAAATCATCGCCACTATTCAAATTAAATCCATCAAGGTCTTTTGGTTTTTGAGGCTCAATAATAGGTTCTTGTTTTACAATTGGAATATCTGCAATGGGTGTTTTCGGTTTCATATCGTTTAATTGAAATGCGTTTGGATTATCAAAAGGATTTGCGAATGGGTCTTTTACAACTGTCCATATATCGTTTATTGACTCATCGTTTGATTTAATTTGCTCTCCTGTTTTTCTATCTATTGCAACAGAATCGGGCATTGGAAAATACAAAGGAATAGGCATTGACCTATTTTTTGGTTGTCCATGAAATCTTTTACCATATGATTCAACAGTATCGTATTTACCATAAGTAGTTTCAGGAACGCGGGCTTGACCTAATGCCTTTTTTGGTAATTTTAAGTCGCCCAATGGCACTTTTACGTCAGGATTAGATTCGTGAAATGCGCTTATTTCTTCGGGGGCTAATTCTGTAACATACCAACCTGTTTTTCCTTCTATTTTCACAGGATTTCCTTGAACATCTAATATGGGAACGAGATTATTTGGAGAATTGGCTAAGGCTTGATCTGCATTATCCGTCAAACGTGTTTGCGCTTCGTTTTTGCCTTTCAAACGCCCGCCGGGTCGTTCTTTAGTCGATTCGGGGAACGAAAATTCGGCGGGTATTGGTTCATCGGCTTCTGCGTTTGGTTCCGCTTTAGGCGGCTCACTAACTATCTCATCCTTCTTTGCTTTCTTCGCCTTAGTCTTAGGCTTAGGGATTTCAGCAGATTTAGGAGGTTTGCTAGTAATAGCCTCCGCTTTTGGCTTTTTCACTTTACCAACAGGCGGTTTAGGGATATCGGCTACTCTTTCTTCAACCTTCGGCGTAGCCTCTTTAGGGGGTTGTTCGGCAGGTTTAGGCGTGTCCTTGACTTTAGGTTCTTTGCGTTCTCCGCCGTTTTCCTCATTGCCTTTTTTGCCCTCTCCGGTATCGGGTCTAGGTTCTTCGGCCACTTGATCTCCGACCACGGGTCTTTCTCCGCTTCCTTCTTCGACATTGATTTCAGGTTGAGGTTCGTTTATTGATAACTGTTGTTGTCTTGCGAGATTCCTTTGCCTATCTGCTTCAAATAGCATATCTAATATCCTCATCTTTTCCTCCATCGTGTTTCTGCGACGAAAGAATTTCTCTATGTCGTCATCGCCTTTTTTGGCGAAATCCCACGCTTCTTCAAAGGCACTATCGGTAGGCATCTCGTATAGCCTCCGTAGTCTGACGATTTCTAATCATTTCACGAAGTCCAATTGTTTCCATTTCCGATTTTAACGTGGAGAGAGGCGCACCTTGCTCAATAGCGGCCATGTTTTGCCTACCTGCTTGCCTTTGGGCTAAATTGTATGCGCCTCTAGCCAAACCGGACATTCCTAATGTGGCTATGTTAGAAAGAAGGCCCGTGCCTATTCCGCCTCTTGTATTTGCACGTTTCATTTCTTGCTTATATCGCTGATTTCTTAGATTTCTATTAGGAGTGAATGATTGTTGATTCGTATTTATTTGCACTTGAGGTTGTTGGTTTTGCTCAGTTGCATTTGGTTGAGGTTGCCTTTGAGAGATTTGCGATTGTTGCTGCGTGTTGCCGCCTCTAACGCCTGAAAACGCACCGGCTACATTTTGAGGCAATTCTGAACCTCTTACTTTTTGAGCCATTTGTTCCGTTTCGGCCTCGTCAATTCCATATCGCTGCTGCTGCCCTCTTTTCGCAGCACCCATGAGTCCGCCTTGAACGCCGCCGGTCATCATACCATATCCTAAATTGGCTATTGGATTGCCCATGCCGGGAATATATTGCCCTCCTTTGTAATGCTCTCCCGATCCAAAGGCACGATTTCCGCCCCTAATTGCCGCTTCTGCACCCCTAAGAGGTATATTTATTGCCCCTGCCCCAAGCCCCATTCCGGTTTGAACGGCTTTTGTTCCGGCTTCATACGCTTTACCTTTCACATTTTGAAAGCCTTGCCTTGCAGCCGTAGCACCTTGAGCAAGAGGTTGAGCAAAAGGTCTAGCCAACCCTTTCAATGGGGTTAATACGCCTTTTACTAAATCTTCATTGAATTCTGCACTTCTAGGTGCTAATATCATTTCATTCATTGAAGGCCACCTTTACAAATTGCACATCTTGATGCTCAATACCAAATGATTTTGCGATGTTTCGCCAATCTCCTTTAGTGTGGTAAATAGCCACTACGTCAGTTGTTGAGCGTTGAATTTGAGATGATGCTAAAGCAATATGAACAGGATCGGTAATCGACATTTTAGTTACACTTCTCATGTCTTCTAATGTGGCTTTAGCCAATTCATATTGAACCTGCTCTAAGTAAGATTGGATATCGGACTTTATCACAAATCCTTCGGGGTCTAAACCTAAACGACGGCGGGCTTCACGCTGCCTTTCGACATTGCGTTGCCTAAATCTGCTAATCATATCAGCCAACCCGCGCCCCCCATTGATTGGGCTTATATTGGGGACATTGGTATTTAATTCAGTCGAAGGTGGCGGCGTTGCAGTAGGATTTGTTTGTGGCGGCGGAGTCATCGGATTACCTGTTGGCGGCGGCATTGCAGGTGGGTTTTGTGGCCCTGCCGGTGGTGTGCTAACGACAGAAGGTTGAGGTTGAGGCTGAACCGGC